CCGCTAGGTTCTCGATAACCTTCCCTCCAGCCTGCGAGATGCCCTTCTCTTCGATCTGTGCGAGCGCGTTTCTGTGCTTCTGCGCTTCAAGCGACTGCGTTTGCTGGAATTCGTTCTTGGCGGCGATTCTCTGCTTGTCTTCGTCGGTAAGGTCTTGGATGATCGATTGGCGCCCGGGCACTTCCATGACATCGAACCATAACTGCGCCATCTCGACCATGTCAAGTTTCAATCCCTGGTCGGAGAGCGCTTCCTGGATCTGCGGCGACATCAGGAATTGCGTGATCATCGGGAGCGACTGAGAGAGTTGCTGGCGCGCCCGCATCTTGGCCCCAGCGAGCATCCTGAACTTCAGCCTGGCGTTCTTCACGTCAAGAGCATTGCCCTTGTATTCCTTGCCCATCTTGGCCGTGAGGATGTCGTCGATTTCTTCCTCGTTGAGCCACAGGGAGTTCATGAGATGAAACGCTTCAAGCGCGGGGATGAAGTAGAGGTTTGCAAGGAAGTCAACGAAGTATCCCAGACGAGCTCCCACGCCCGCAGATAGTGTTTGCACCCCCGAGGCGGTTCTTCCCACCTGACCCTTGCCAGGCATTGTCCCTTGGGTAACCATTTCGTTTGCGCCGGTGCGGCGCTGGGCTCGCATATCACTTTGCGCCACCTCCTCGAAGGCATCGGTGATCGCCGGCGGGTACTGGATCATCTGGATGCCTTTTTCGTCGTCCGAATCGATGATCCCGCCGGGTCTCAATCGGACTTGCTGCGTAGGAGTATTAGCTCCGCGCTTGCGAATGAACGTGCCTGACAACCGTAAGGCAAGGTCATCAAGACGAGAATTGATGACGCCTTGCTGCAAACGCTGCTCTCCTCCAAGAAGTTTTGCAACTCCGACTCCGTAAAAGGAATCGGGAACGTCAATGTAATTGCAACTGAGGAACGGGATGAATCCGAAGGGGTTTTCGGCATTCTTGATCACCAGCTTCCTGTTCAGAACAACAATGCACTTCGTCGGCGTCCAGTATTCAATGCACTCAAGCGGTTGGAGGTTTGGATCCTGACTGGGCATCTGCCACCGCGGCATGGCCCGGAACTCCATGTTGATGTCGAGAGAAGATACGCCTGTGTTCAATACGCTTGTCGTCGAGCGGCCCTCGAGCAAGCTTCTCTCGGGCATCTCCTTCGGAGGAAAGAACAGGGATTCAAGTTTTTCTTTTGCCGGCAGGAAGTAGTCGGGGGCGTCCCTGAGTTCTTCCAGATCGACGAGCGTGGGATACGTCCTGTGGATGAAATACTTGGCCTTCCGGATGTCTGACCCCCGCAGGCTAGGATCGGGGATGCCATACCTAATATGGATGGACTCGATCGATGGCCCGTTGCTCTCGATCTCTTCCGGAACGTACTTCAGCTTCTGGCTCTTTTTGGTCGGGACGGTGACGACGCCCATGCCCTGGGTCGAACGCGCCTGCGGCGGTTCTTCGCGCTGCCATATCATGCGCGTCGTCTTCTTTTTCTTCCAAGTCAGCTTGGCGTAGTCCGTGCCGTACTGCAGCCCTTCCTTCACGAACTTGCGGGTTTCTTCGCGGAAGCCCATCTCGTCGAGCTGATAGGCCAGGATGACCTTAGACGCCCGACAAGCCTCGGCGGTCGTGTTCGGCATGGGCTCGCATTCAAACGGAGGGTCGTCGTTGAAGAGTGCGTTCATCACCTGCGGCATGATCGATTCGATGTGCTCCATGATGAGCGGCATGCCGAGCGAACTTCTTGGGACCGAACTGCCTTCCCAGAAAACTTGCGGCATCCTGAACAGGTACAGACGGTCGTCCTTGTCCCACTCTACCGTCATGCCTTTGGCGAGCAGGTAATATTCCGCCAGGTTCAAGTCCTTGAGCACCAGCTTCAAAGCGACTTCGTCTTCGGGAAGTTGCGGGTATGGCGGAACCTCTTGGGGCTCGAGGTCCTTATAGATGTCCGTGGGTGCCTGGAGAAGCGCCATTAGCCTACCAAACCTCCGCTAAGTTCCTGGCTGTCCTCGGGGCTTTGTACGAGGTCACTGAACATGGAATAAGCCGAAACGGTTGAAACTTCTCCGACCGGATCTGCCGACGCCACGCGGTTCATCAGCCGTTCGTAAGCCGACCGGAAGTGATGCGCGATCATGGCGATCGCGTAGGGAATCCCCGCATGCTTGTATTTACCGAAACGCGTGAACTCCAAAAGCATTTGGTCGTAATAAGGCAGGTCCGCAGAGAAGTACATCTTCTCCGTTTTGAGCAGCGGCACGAGCGCCTCAACCGACTTGATCCTCATGTCCTCGTTCAAACGCGTGGGAAGGTACTCGATCGGCAGGAACATCCGGTATTCCTGCATCTTCGATTCGAGGCCGGGGCCAAGAAGGATGGGGCCGTTGCGATCGTCGATGCCGATCTTCCGGATGCACCATTTTCTGTGTGCGGCGAAGATCGAGTCGATAATCTTGTCCGTAGACCATAGTCCGCGGAAGCAGTCGATGACGTATAAAGCGCCATCCGGAGAAAAACCTCCGACAACGCCAACAGCAGGATCGGTAGAATCGTCAGGATTAAAGCCAAGATACCAGGCCATGAAGAGCGTGACGTCGGAAGGAATATTAGCGCGCAAAGTAGTGCGCTCGATAAGTAGAGTGCGGGGAAAGTTTTGCGTGCCAGTCGGCGCAGGATTGTTGAGATACTGACAAGAAAATAAGTAGGGATCCTCGCGCTGGATGGCATCTAGGTTTTCTTTCGACGGATCGTCTTCCGCGTCGGTGCGAAACTTGTTGGGGAAGAGTAGCTCCCTTTTCCCTTGCTCGTCCGTTTTCCAAGCGCCCCGAAGGAAGATGTTCCAATCGGCGCCTTCGTACATGAACCCGAATCCGCGAAGATCGTCCACGGGTCCAAGCGGAGGATTCGACTCGATAATCTGCCCGCCGTTGTCCGACCAGTCGTATCGAGTTGCAGTATACGTTGTATATCCTCCGGGGTTGACCAGTGGACGGGTGTGCTTCCAGTCGATCGCGGTTTGCTGGAGCTGCTCTTTGGTTTTGGAATTTTCTTCGTTGACAATGTCGTCTCCGTCACGGATGTCGTAGTGCGACCCAGCCTTCACCGAATCGACCGTAGTAATCGAGATGGTGGGCTCTCGGCGGTTGGCGGTGCGGTTCGGGACGGTGAACTCCATCGCCATGCCAAAACGTGTCTGGTCGTCGGATGGACAATATTCCGGATAGATCGCACGAAAGAGATCGTTCTGGGTGAAATGCCATTTGACTTCCTGAACGACTCGCTTCGTAAGCGTTTGCGTGCCGGACATCTTTAGATAAGTGATATTTGGGAAGCATAGGATCCACTGGATGGCATCCGCGATCGATAGCGAAGTCTTGTAGTGCCCGCGAGGATCGAAGATGGCCCGGTTCTTTTTCTTTGATTGCTCGCCGAAAGGCTTGAGCGGATTCTTCTGGACAAGGAAATCGCAGACGAGTCCATGAATGTGCGGCTCCATGTCTTTGTAGCCGAGGATGTACTTCGCAAGGAAGAATAGATCAGTCGCGCCCCACCACTGGATTTCCTGGCGCGTTCCCCAGCGCTGCGGAGGACCGTCAAGATCCGCACGCAACGAAACAGGCCCGAGGTTCCCGTGCTCGAACATCCCTAGCGGTCGGTAACCTTTTGCGTGTACTCGGCGGACATGCTGAGGCCCGAGCGGTAAGACTCCTGCAGCTCCTTGCCGGTCAATGACACCATATCGTTGACCTGGTTCTGCGTTCCGGCGGGGCGGTCGCCGTAGTGCTCGAAGTTCTCAAGCACCAGCACTTCCGCAGAGGGATAGCTGATCATCTTCGACTTCTCGTTGATCGCGTGCTCGCGAGACTTGGAACTGATCTCTCCGGTCGTTCCAAAGATGTTCTTGTTGCCTCCTTCGACGTTCCCAGTATCGGGTTGATGCTCTACCATGTCTTTCATGCTTTCCTCCTTAAGTTTTGCCCGTGCCCATGTTCATCATGGGACGGATGATGTCCGCTTTCGAAAACGCTTTCCTCGGCACTTCCCGCATCCCCGAGTGGCTGTGCGGATGCAGATAGCTGTGGTTCGTGCCTGCGGCTTTTACGTCGGGAGCCACCGCCGCCGCAGGATTCTTGAAGGTGTGGTTCAGGTCGTGGCCCGACTTGTGCAGGTCCCGGAACGGCGCGTTCTGGCGAGCGACTCGGGATTCGTTCGGTCCGAAGACGCCCATATCTTCAGCTTCGCCCGTGTGCTTGCCATGCACGCCGTCCCAGTTGTGCGACTTCACCTTTGAGGCGAACTCACTGAGCTGCTTCTCGCTCATGCCGGTTTCCGTCTTCTCGCCGGCGCGCTTCCGTGCGAGTTCCGCTCCCATAAATTTCCGTTGTCGTTCAGTTGTTGCTGGCATAGTTCACCTACCAGTCCGAAGGCTTTCGCTTCATGGGCGTAACCGGGGGCGGCGCAGCTCGAGAAACAGGTTGTCCATACTGATCGAATAGAGTTCCTGTACCATCCGTGAGACTTCCGTAAGCTGTTGCAACACGCCCACTGGTTGTTCCCACGAGTCGAGCGTCCCGGGTTTCTTGTCCGATGGAAATGATCTCATCCCCGGCATGATAGTCTCTCGACCCCGCTATATCAACCTGATCGACTTGCAGGCGATAGCTAGGAAACTCGCCCTTCATGTAGTCGCACTTGCCTTCGCGCACGACGCGGCCTTCGCGGTCAAACACCGCGTGCTCGATGGGATCGACCCGGAAGCCTTTCAAGGTGAACCGGGCCAGATCCTTCTCGAGCGCGTCAGCGGGATTCTTCATCATCGGGCTCTTCGATTTCTAGCGTAGCCAGCACTGAGCCGATTCCAACCGTCGAGAATGTGGCTCCTTCTTGTTTCAGCCAGTCAACCTGTTCTTGCGGGGTGCATGGCCCGATATAAAAATACTTTGTGAGCTTCTTTACCACCATATCGATGTATAGCCCGAAGGCCCTGCGGTGCGCCACGGCCCGTTGAAGTTTGGCTGATTCCCGCCGCCGCCCATGCCTTCCCACGCTTCAATTTCACAGAATACGACTGCGTTTCGTGAGATGGCTTCGGTGTAGGCGTTCCCCTGCGAACTGGAAATCTCTACAAGCCACGGGATGTTGAGCGAGCCGCCATCGAAAATCAATCCGGCATCAATGAGCAGCAGCTCATCCATTCCCTGGAAGACCATCGGGATCGAGTCGGAAGTCAGTTGCGCGAAGTCGTTATTGTCCATAGCCAGTCGAGATCACTTGCGGGCCGCCTTCAGACATGGAATCGACGTCGCCAGGTGCCGGCAGACTTGTGTTCCCCGTAGAAGCTACTGCGGACCGCCCAAGGACCCCTGTTCCCCCGGATTCACGTCGTGGTCGAAGAGACCTCGCACCACCGCCATGCGTGGCGATGGTAGCTGTGCCGCCGGATCTTGGATTTCCGGACGTGGCCATGTCCGCAGTCGAAGCGCTCATGAAGCCTGGGTTCGATGAAAAGTTGTGAGGGTTCGGAAGCGTAGCATCGCCGTCGCGGCTCGCAACCTGATACGTTGCTCCGCAGTTTGGCGGGACGCCTTGCGGAGCGGGCAGCACATCCTCGTAGGGAACCCCGAACCGGGTGTCCTGCTCGCGCTTCTCGTCGTCAATCGAGCGGTAGTCGGTATCGGAGCCGCGCTGCCAACTCTGCGCTCGGATGTCCCAGCCAATGTTGTTGTCACTCGACTGGTTGCCGTGGCCCTTGGGATCAGATAATGGCGGGCACATGCCTTCCGGTTCGGGAAGGTCGCGATCGGTCCACTTGCCGGTTACCGCTGCATCGCGGCGCTTATTTTTGATGTCCATCTTGCTGCGCTCCTGTATGCGATCGAAATGAATCCGAATCCTATAGCAATCGCCCAATCACCTTTTTGATACATGCCGGCTGGATCCATTGCCGAAGGGTTGCCATCGTAGCGTTCCCACTGAACGCCGAAGAAGCGCGGCCACCAAACCACATGCCACAACTAGCGCCGCCTGCCAGGGTTCGAATAGAACGAGCCTTCGACAAACTCGAAGCCGTGCGCTGGACAGCCCGGATCAGAACAGACGGCCAAGCCGGTCGCATTCCTCGACATGCTTCGCGCCATCACGCTTCCGCAAGCGCGGCAGCGCAACTGCCCGTTCTGGTCATAGACGGGATTCCCGTAAACACGCTGTGTTGGGCGCTGGTCAAACACCTGGCTTTCGACTTCGAACTCCATGCGGCGAGTAAAGTCGGTCTCAAGGTGCGCGTTCTCCCACCAGAAGTTCATCGGCGGTAGATCCACATGACCGCTCCCGCAGGAAAGGCTGTGACCTGGAAGTTTCTCCACATGACCGAGCCGCCAGCAAAGTCGGAGTCAGGAGGCGGAGGCACGGTCGCTCCTGCGGTCGCAAGGGCTTTCTCGAAAATGACGTTCGCGGCCGTGCTGCCATCCGTGACGGTGATGGTTCCGCCGGCCGTGGGATTCTCAAAAGTGATCTTGACAACTTTCAGCGGACGCTCGAGGCCCGCCGAAGGCACGACGCCCGAGATGGTTTGCGCGAGCCAGGAAGCGACCATCGTGCCGTCTATTCGGATAGGGTTGGTGTTAAAATTGTTGGCGATGGCCGTTCTCCTTCCAGTTCAGACTGAATGACGCTCATCAACTCCCAGGTGCGCTCGACCAGTTTCTCGAACTTCAGTTCGCTGGTTTCTTTGCCGAGATCGTTTGGATGGCGCAGTACCCAGTCAAGCATGGCGTAGCTGCGCAGCAAGCGAAACATTTCAAGCGCGTGGCCCGACACTTCGCTGGTTGCGGGGTTCAGGTGCGCAAGTCGTGCGATCTTTTCCATAGTTAAGTTTTACTCGCGGTTATCCCGGACGGTTGTGCCGGCGGAAGAGTCACCGTAACGGAATCTTTTGCGGATTCCAAACCGTTCTGCGTGAAACTGACCGCATAACAATATACGCCGGGCACAACCGCAGAATCCGTGAAAGTTATAACAGTAGGAAGTTGCGAACCGCCGATAGCCGCAAAAGCCGATGTCGCAGAACATGCGCCCGGCGCACGATATACGGTTTCAGAACAAGTATTGGGAGTCGCGCAATTCGCAGTGGTGTCATCAATCGAGAGCGTCCAACTCAAGGTGACGGTATGCTGCGCTTCGGCGCGGTTGGCGAAGATCCCCGCAAGCAAAATGAAAAAGATGACTTTCTTCATCACTTGCTCCAGCCAAGCACGGGATGCAGCTCGACACCGTTCGGCGCCACGCCCGTCTGGCCGTGCAGGAAATCAAAGAACACGATCCCGGTAATCTTCACTTTCTCTGGCGTCACCTGCTTGAAGCGCGCAATCGGCTTCCCGAAGTCGGAAGCAAACTGCTTCTGCAAAGCAGTGAACTCGCTCGCATACTCGAGCGGAATACATGAGCCAGAAGGAATCTCCGCGATCATCGTCTGGCCCGTTGAAGGATCAGACAGAACAATATGAAAGTCCAAGTCCGATTCCTTCTTGTAGCCTACGACCATCGCACTGACTTCCACCTTCATTCGCTCGGCAGGGAAACGCGTTGCGGTCGCGTCCAGAAGTTCTTGCTTCGTGGGTGCAGCATGAGCGATCAGGTCGTGGATGGTTGAAGCTTGAATCGGACCCTTCATGATCGCAGTAGCGTCCTTGTCGGCTAGCGTCTTAATTTTCTGACGTTCCACTCCGCACTTCGGTGCCTTGTGGACTTGTGCGACCGTGAAGCTGACTTCCCATGCAGAGTATGCAAAGCAAGCGCCCGCCGCAATAATGAACGGAAGCCAGAAGCGGATTTTAGCTTTCATCGGCATCCTCAACAATGCGCTTCCACTCCGCAGGCGGCAGCTTCGTTGGCTGATCAGCGTACAACGCATCAAGCGACCGCTTGATCCTTCGCTTGCGCTCCTGCTCCTGCCGCACAAGCCGCCACAAGCCGCATATGAACATGAACAACCCAAATAAAAATGCAGCCCAGCTAATACTTCTCATCATTGCGCCGGTACTTCGTGTAGTCGATGGGCTTGCCTGGAAGCGCATCGATCGTGGCCCGCTTGTTCTGGCACGACAGACAGTTGCAGAACTGCCACTTCGATTCCGCAACGTGCGGCTCGAACGGCTTGTACGCCCGGCTCGCATCAAACTCCGGCCGCAGATCCTCATTCATGATTAGCTCTCCAGAAACGCCGGGTCTGGTTGCAGGAAAAACAAGTACATCCAACACGGTGCTTGTTCCGGTCAGCGACGTATTCATCCTCGGGCGTTGCAGGCTTTGCTCTACCAGACTTCTCAGATCGCCGAGGCGCATCAAGCTGCCGTTGTGCCACACCCATTCCTCCATCCCCAGCGGAGTCTTCCACCGCAACACTTTGTACACTTCCCCCATTGCACTTCCTGCGAATCCATTCCGCCAGCGTCACTCCGTCTCGCTTGGCCATCGCCTTCCACTCTGCCGCATCCCCTTCCTCGAACCGGAACGAATATCGCTCCATAGCCATGTCCGACACATACACTCTGTCCGACGAAGTGTCAAGACAAACTGTCATGACGCCGTCCGACACTCCCGGTGCCGGCATAGCTCAAGCCGC